CCGTTGCTATCGTACTGGGCTGCAGAACCATCGGTTCCAGTGCCTCCAAATGTTCCACGATAGATGCCCCAGTGCGTTGCTGATCCCGTCCAATTACCTGTGGCTTCTGGAGAAGCAATTGCAGAGGTGTTTGTAATTGATGTTACGCCGCTACCATCAGTGGTTGGGGTTCCAAATACGTTTGTACTAGGGCCGATAATTTCCTGTCGTGCATAGCCATTTCCATCAAACTCTCCTGTCGAACCTGATGCGGAAGCGTCTACTGACGTGGCATTACTTCCGGGGTCACTTCGATATAAACCAAGATATAATCGACTATCAGAAACAGTGGTAGTTGAAGCAGAACCTGTTGATTGATTTACAGATTGGAAAGTGAAGTCATAATACGGAAGAGAGATATTGGGCCATGCTCTGTTTCGATTTGCTGAAATAATCCTTTCAGAGGATGACCCCGGATCATAAGTACTTGCCCAATCGTAACCATCGCCGTGAAACGGCCCCCACGGCTCATTTATAAAGCCTAATCTACGGGCAAGCTGTCTGCGCCATTCAGTTGTAGTTTGGTACAAAGTATAGCTCGTGTCTTCGGCTATCGTTACCGTGCCTGATCCCACACCCCAACGATTTGGGAAGGTAATATCAAACTGACCTGAAGAAATCCTGAATTGATCACCTGAAGCCACTCCTACGCCGCTGCTTAAAGCTCCAGACATTAAGAAATAACTAGATCCAGTTTCCGTGACATGGCTCCAAAGTGACCAGTGTGTAACCGTACCCCAACTGCCGGTTGCTTCAGCAAAATCGATGGCAGAAGAATTGGTTATATTGTCATTGGTATCGAAGCCAAACTTGCTGAACATACCCGAAGAAGAACTGGTATTTGCATTATGGTCGTTATCAACAACCTGCACACGGGCATAGCCATTCCCAGAGATCTCATTCGAGCCTGTATTCCCATCAAGCGGATCTCCGGTGTGTAGACCCAACCAAATCCCTGCAGGGATCGAAAATTCAGCCTTTTTAAAAAGATGCTTGATCAGGGCAAGCTCTAGATTATCGCTAAGAATAGCCATCAGCCGCTCCTATTACTCAATGTTGATGTCGAGATCGCCCGCGGGGATTCTGAAAATATCGCCAGTGGAAATAGTTTTATCGGCAGTTAACTGGGCGTGTACGATCATGTCTGAAGCTGACCCGCCGCTAGATGCTGGCATGATCATTACTGCTACTACAGTGCCATAGTTTGCCGTTGCTTCGGGAAACTCGATTGCCGAGGTGTTGGAAGCGTTGTTGCCTGACACAGTAAAGGCAACTGACTGACGGGCATAGCCGCCGCCAGAAACTTCGGTGCCGAGTGCTGAATCCGTGGGATCTGTGGTGCAAAGCGCCACGTACCAAGCAGTCGGTCGTGTTACTGAATCTGAAGTCAGTAAATATTTTAAAGTGTGTGTTTCAAAACTGTTTGAGAGGCTCATGGGTTTCTCCTATTTCCTCAAATCGTTAGCGTGAAAGAGGAAACAGCGAGTGTGTCTCCTGCGAAAAGGTTAACGTTGGTTAGCGTGAGGTCGCCCCCGCCGCTTGTGACCGTCACAGTGCCTCGGAAGACTTCAGAACCACCTGACGTGAAAACTTTGAATTGAGTTGCCGTGCCAGCATTCACGGTCGTGTCCGTAGTGATGGAGTTGGCCGTAACGGAGCCATCACTGGCGGCTCCAAATGCTGGGTTGGTAAGGGGCAATGTCGCTAACTCATTACCGCCAGCGTCTAGGATCTGCAGATTACCTGCAGAACTTCCACTGTCGATTTCGTCTACAATGCCGTCTAAAGCGGCATTCTTAGCCCGAGTGGTTAGTGTTATTGCCACTGCCCCTTGCCTTTATGCTAGGTAGTCACGATCGACTTCGGCGGCACCTTTGCCATCGACATCCATGACCATTGCCCACACACGCAGCTTGCCGCCTGTGGCGGTGCCTGTGAGTGTATCAACGGTGATGTCGAGAGTGTCTTGGGCACCAAAGTAGGCCATGCCACCGGCCATCGGAGCTACTGCTCCAACAGACTTACCGGCCATGGCGTAACCTGATGCAAATGCGTCGTCATCAAGACCTGTTCCCAGATCAAAAGTCAGAGCGGATGCACCGGTCAGCGCCTCAGTCACTTCTACACCAGCAGCTAAAATAGCTGTTTGCGCAGGAAGCGTTACGACTGTGTTTGCACCGGCTGACAAAGCTGTTGCTGCAACTTCGACAGAGATATTACGGATTCCAGATGGGGTCATAACAATCTCTCCTATGCTGCGTTATATTTGGCGGTGACGATGCCTTCAGGGCGAAGGATCTTTGAGCCGTAGACGTGGACGCCACGAACGATGTCGGCGAAGCTGTCAGGATCACGGTAAGTTTCCGTTTTATTGATCTGTTCAGCAGTTGCGACAGCACTGTCGTGACCGGCAACAATCACCCCGTAGTTGGCGTTCTGGTTCGCTGCACCAGAGGTTCCGGAGCCTGTACCAACCTTCGGAAGATTCGAGCTTGTATACACTCGGAACCCGTGGAAGTTGTTGAGCACCAGACCATTGCGCAAGCCGCCTGACTCACCCCAATCGGATTGCAATAAGCGAGAATCTTCGTCACGAAGGATCTCTAGCATGACGGGGTCTAGAACCAGCCAACGCCCCTGTGTATCAACCTGTTGTTGATCCAACAGCCGAGCCATCCGTGCTACGATCATAGCCGGTGAAACGGTGTCAGTGGGCAGTGCTGTGGCGCCTGGCAAACGTGCTGCTACTGGGATCGAATGATTGCCGGCAGAGCTTGTTGTGATGTTGCCAAAGTCACCTTTTTTCAACTTCATTGAAGACAACAATTCATCGGCGTCTGCAGTTGTCACTGCTTTGGTGCCACGAGCCGTTGTGTTCACGGTGTCAGCATTGCTGTGAAGCGCTGACTGCTTGTAACCTGACAGGTAACCAAGAACGTCTTGGTCGTACTGATCCGCAAGGCGATAAGCCGCACGATCGGTTGCAAGCTGCATGAAGTTTACGTGAGAGTGAGCTTCCTCGATGTCGTCGATTTTAAAAGCAAAATAGTTTGCCTTATCTACGACAAGCGTGAAGTCTTCATCGTCAAGATTTTGGGCTGAGATTTGAGTGCCACGCTGATATGCTGACACGGAAATTTCAGGTTCCTTGATAATTTTGACGGTGTCGCCTTGTGCAGCAATTTCGCCGAAATAATCAGAATTTGAAATATCGCCGACAACTGTTGCCTTACGAAAGGCGTTTTGGGTTTTTTTCGAGTAGATGATGCTGGAAAATGAGCCGTTTGGTAAATTTCCGTATCCACCCGCTGATGGGAATGCCATTTTTGAAACTCCTTATGAATGGCAGAGCGAAAACGCTCGGACAGTCAGAAGGGCCAAATCAGTGGCAGTACTTACTGCTGGGTTGTGTAAGGTTGCGCCTCACAGGCCAGCCAGTACCGGTAGACTAAAGTGATTTAACTTCTGAGTTTGGGGGATTGGGGTAGACCGATAAGCGGTGGCCCAAGTTTAATGAGAACCAAAGTTCTCGGACTTATCTGGCGGCGCCAGACATGTCATAATTGAAGCTGCCGTTTTGCATGGATTCC